GGCGACGGTGTGGCGGATGATGCCCCGGCGATTGCGGCGGCTTTGGCGGACGGTGGGATCGTAAATTTCCCGGCCGGAATCTATCTCGTTAAATCTATAATCCCAATATTTTCATCTGACACGAAATTAGTGTTTGCGCCGGGTGCGACCATTTTGAGGGGCGCAAATATTAAGGGGCTATTTTACACCGACTTTGCGGAAAACACGACAGGATATAACGGCGTTAAGAACTTGACAATTAACGGAGGCGTGTTCGATATGGGGACAGGGTATTCGCAAGGAGGTTTCCCGATAGGACTAATTCACGCCGAAAATGTGACTATTGAGAATGCGCATTTTAAGCGTGCTAACGCTGGTTATCATAGTATCGACGCGTGCGGCGTCAGGAATTTAAAAATTAAGAATTGTATAATTTCCGATGTATTAACAACGAGTAAATGGGGTGAGTGCATCCAGATCGATTCAGCTGGAAGTTATGAGCATTTCCCGATAAAATTCAACGGAAATTATGCGTGTTGGGATAATACGCCGTGCGAAAATGTTGAGATAACGGGGTGCCGATTCAATCTTAATAATTATTCTCCCGCCGTCGGTAATCATGGCGATGGATTGCACAAATATATCGACATTCACGATAATATTATCATAGGTACGGGAAGTTCGTCGAATGACAGGGGCGCAATAGCGTTTTCGGAATATTCGACGATGCTGAACAATACGGACATCGTTAATGTGCATGACAATATAATATCTTCGATGGCTGTCGGTTTCCAAGTTGACACGAATGGGTTATTTGTCGTGAAAAATAATGTGTTGAAAAATGTGGGACTGCTTAAAACGTCCGCAAGCCGTGGAACATTCGAAAATAATATCGTAAATTAAAAATGTCATTATATCCGGCAAAGATATTATCCGGCATCGTGGCCGGGTTGCTATCAGTATTCGTCGAGAATCTTTTACCGTTGTTTGTTACGGTCACAATCTTCGAGGGTGTTGACTTCGTCACGGGGGTTATCAAGTCGGGGGTCGTGGCCAAACGGACGGGAGGCCGCTTCGCCTTTGAATCCGTCAAGGCTTGGAGAACCATTTATAAATTCGTGTTTATCTTGGTCGGTGTTGTTTTGGCGGAAATGCTTGACCGGACGCTGGCGATGGAGACGCGGCTACGGTTAGCCAATTATTTCACGGCCTTTTGTTGCGGTGTGGAGTTCTGGTCGTTTCTGGAGAACGCCGCCGTTATTTCCGACCATCCGATTTTCCGGTGGCTTCGGAAATATATGCGCTTTAAAGTTGAGGATCAAATCGGGATGAGTTTCGAGGATGCCAAAAAGGAGGACGAGAAATGAGACGGGAAGACATTGACGCAATAGTCATACATTGTTCGGCCACAAGAGCAGGGCAGGACGTGAGAGCCGCCGATATTGACAAATGGCACAAGGAACGGGGCTTCGCCATGATAGGCTACAATTACGTTGTCGATCTGGACGGTAAGGTAGAAGTCGGACGGCCATTGTCCAGAGACGGGGCGCACTGCAATACCGCGGGGACTTCCGGCAAATCATATAACCGTCATTCGATTGGGATATGCTACGTAGGGGGTCTGGACAAGGACGGGAAGCCAGCGGACACGAGAACGCCGGAACAAAAGAGGGCGTTGCGGGATCTCGTTTACAAACTTATGGACGCATATCCGGGTATTGTGGAGGTCATCGGCCATCGTGACGCGAGCCCGGATAGGAACAAGGACGGCAGGATTACTCCGAACGAATGGGTCAAAGTTTGCCCCTGTTTCGATGTCCGCGCGGAGTTCCCGATGGCTATTTGTAAAACGAAAAAGATATGAAAGAGCGATTAGCGTATTTGGCGATGATCCTTGCGGGATTGGTCGCAATAATCTTTTTGTCCGGCCAGCTTGACAAGACAAGAAAGGAGCGGGACAGGTATCGCAATAATACCGACGCTTTGATAGAGGATGTCGAGCGTTACCGGGTTCTGGATTCGCTTTCGGGAGCGAGGGTCGAATCGCTTGAATTTACCGTAAAGGAATTCGAGCGTTACAGGGCGGAGGATGCCAGACTGATAAAGGCGTTGAGAGCCAAAAATCGGGACTTGGCGGCGGTAGCCAGCACGCAGACGCAGACCAATATAGCTTTGCAGACGATCGCGCGGGACACGGTCGTTATACGGGATTCCGTGGAGGTCAAGGCGGCGGTCGTGCATTGTGGCGACCCGTGGTATGATTTCGACGGGATGCTGGCCGGGGATGAGTTCACGGGCGAGCTGGTCTGCCGTGATTCCCTGCTGGTGGCCGAGACAGTCAAACGGGGGCGCTTCCTCGGATTCCTTTGGAAGACCAAGCGGATAAGGGACAGGCGGCTCGATGTTGTCAGCCGCAACCCGCACACGGAAATTATGGGAATAGAGCATATAATTATCGAAAAATAATTATCTTTGTGTCGCATATACCATATACATAATACTTTTTATTCTCATACTTATTCAATCTTGCTAATATGTTTTCTCCCCGGCTGCGAAGTCCGGGAGTTTTTTTTGTCCAGAGCCACGGCTTCGCCATTTTCCGGCGTTTTAACGGCATTTCTCCGCCAGGGTGGGGCAATTTATCATCTTTGGAATAAAACGGCCTTAAACGGAGAAAAAGGAAAAATTAACTTTTTTCGAAAAAAAATCGCAGAATTAAGAAAAAAGTTTTGGAAATATAAAAATAATAACTAACTTTGTAATCGGAAGGCAGTTCCAAACCGACCAGACGGGTTTCTGGAAAACAGTAATAACAAACAGTTATGGCAACGCTCAAATACACTACGAAGCAAATCAATCGGGATTACAAGATCAAGGTCTCCGGCCTTTATAATGGCGAGAAGGTTAACACGCTGGTCGGGGTTGCTGGTCTGGTTCGCATGGTTGGCGACATTGAGTTGACGAACAGGCTTCTCGACAGGGCTTTCGCTTGCATGGATGACAAAGTTTGTTGTAAGTTGCGCCGTGGCATCAAGATTACGTTTTACGTCGCTTAATTATTGAGTTATGACAAAAATACAAGAATTTACCGACGATCTCCGTAAGTTGGAGAGATACATGGCGAATCCGTGGTTTAAGCTATCAGATAAGACCATAGACCAATATATGACGAGGCTTTATTCGCTGGGGATCAAGAACGAATTTTATTATTTTAACAATATCGAACCTACGGCGGAAATGCTCGAGGAATTGGATTGGCTTAAATTGAATAAGCCCGCCGTTCCGTGTCCTTATAGTTATCGAAATTATTAAATAAATTAGTTATGTTACAATATGAACTCTATTTGCGAACGTATTCGCATCTTAATCCTAAAGCGAGGGAAGAATGGGATTTGGAGACCATTGACTTCGAACCATGCGTAAATTATAGGGATGCCGTAAAAAGGGCGAAACAAATATCTTTGCGGATTCCTTTCGAAGATGGACACGGGAACGAAATCGTACAAGTACAAATAGCAGCCTATATCGGCGACGAGGAAGAAAGATACGGAACGTCATATTATTTAATTTGGCGTGAAACGTATGAAAATGGGAAAGGGAAAGGACGGCGTTATTTTCAATAATTAATATAATAAATTATGGCATATCAATTTGGACAAATAACGTGGCGTGGCTCTTATAAGGGTCACAGTATCGAGAAGGCCGAGAGCCCGTTATAAGAGGTTTATATCGTTGATGGAGACCGCAAGCGTGCGTATTGGTCAATGGCTGACGCAAGGCGGGCGATCAATGGGATGGAATTGAAATATTATCCGGTTGATGTGGAAAATTGGTTTAACTAAAAAATAATCGAGTATGGAAAAAGATGTTATTTCAAAAGGGGATTTTTTCCGTCGATTCCAAAGGACGGGCAATCGTAGGGAGGCTATCTTCGGCTCTCGAAAGGCATTAATGGAAGAAATTTACGCCACGGGAAATCCTATCTATTGCGATCAATCCTATTATGTGCATGAAACGAAATTGGATTTGGTTAAAAAGGTGGGCGAGCATTTTGTATGCGACGTTTACACGGAATTTGAG